GGCGATAAAAGATCAGAACTTATTATGGATGGCACTGCTGGTCTTGCAGCTGAGCTGCTAGCAGCAAGTTTGCATGGTATGCTTACAAATATGTCCACCAAATGGTTTTCATTACAGTATCGTAATGACGAACTTAACATGAATGATGCAGCAAGAGAATGGCTTGGTGATGTTGAGCGTGTAATGTATGGCGCTTTTGCCAGGTCAAACTTTAATGAGCAGATACACGAGCTTTACCATGATCTAATTACTTTTGGTACTGGTGTTATATTTATTGAAGAAGATGATGAGTTTCAGCTTGGTTTTTCAACCAGGCATATTTCAGAATGTTATGTTACTGAAAATGAAAAAGGCCGTGTAGATACTGTATATCGTAAATTTAAAATGCCGCTAAGAGCGGTAATACAACGGTTTGGTGCAGAAAGCATATCTGCAAAAATGCTTAAAATGTCTGAAGAAAAACCTTATGAAATGATGACATTGCTTCATGCGGTTTACACCAGGGATGAAAGGGATATTACAAGAGTTGATGCTGGTAACAAGCCAGTGGCTTCAGTTTATTTAGATCCAGAAAATAAAACTATTTTATCTGAGGGCGGCTTTGATGAGTTTTGTTATTGTGTTCCCAGATTTTTAAAAGCAAGTTTCGAGATAGGTTATGGTCGTTCTCCAGCCATGACCGCCCTGGCAGATATTAAGATGCTTAATAAAATGTCAGAGGTAACGATTAGGGCCGCTCAAAAGCAAGTGGATCCTCCCTTACTTGTTCCAGATGATGGTTTTATTCTCCCCATTAGAACTGTACCTGGCGGCCTTAATTTTTATAGGTCTGGCACTAGAGATAGACTAGAGCCATTGAATATAGGCGCAAACAATCCTATTGGTTTGAATATGGAAGAACAACGTAGAAAAGCAATTCAATCAGCTTTCTACGTTGACCAACTTATCCTGGGCCAAGGACCGCAAATGACGGCAACCGAGGTTGTGCAGCGTACCGAAGAAAAGATGAGATTGTTAGGGCCAGTGCTAGGAAGATTACAAGCTGAGTTATTGCAGCCATTGATTACCAGGAGTTACAATATATTAGCCAGGAAGAATCTTTTTAAACCAGCTCCTGATATAATCCAGGGCCAGGATTTTGATATCGAATATGTATCACCTCTGGCAAAAGCTCAAAGAGCTGGCGATGTTCAAAGCTCGCTACAGTTTATTGAATTGATGCAGCCGTTGGCCCAGGTGGATCCTGGCGTTATCGATTACCTGGATGCAGATAACTTAATCAAACATTTGATTAGTGCATTATCAGTACCAGCAAAGGCGGTGCGAGGTGATGACCAGGTAAGTGAGATAAGAGAACAACGACAAGCGCAGCAAGCACAACAACAACAGTTAGACCAGGCGCAGCAAGTCGCTGAATCAGCTGGTGCAGCAGCGCCGTTATTAAAGGCTACACAATGAGTATTGACGAGCTTAGAGCAGCTTATAAGCTTATATTTAACACAAAAGATGGTGAAATAATTTTAAAAGATTTGGAAGCTAGGTATCATGTAAATGGATCAACCTTTTCTCCAGATGCAACCGAAACGGCCTACAGAGAGGGCCAGCGTACTGTAGTCCTATTTATAAAAGCAATGCTGGCCGATAAACCAAAAAGAGAGGACATAGTAGAAACATGAGTGAAGAAGCCCAGGTAGCGGAAGCTCCAGCCGTTGAAGATGCTGGACAAGCTCCGTCTGCGCAGCCAGCCGAATATGATTGGCGCTCAGAAATTCCAGAAGAAATAAAAGGACATAAATCATTAGAAACAATCCAGGATGTACCAGGATTGATAAAAAGTTTTGTTCATTCACAATCCATGATTGGTGCTGATAAAGTAGCCATACCAGGTAAACACGCCACCGATGATGATTGGAATGTCGTTTACGGAAAACTCGGTAGACCGAATGAAGCAAAAGATTATAACTTGGCAGCTACAATACCAGAGGGCCAGGTAAAAAATGAAGAAATGTTAAACTGGTTTCAGAACACGGCCCACGAAGCTGGGTTGTCGCAGCGCCAGGCAACATTAATATTAAATAAATTTAATGAACAAACTAATAATCAGCTCAGTACCGACCAGCTTAATGTGCAAGCTGAGGTGCAAAAGACAACTCAGGAGCTGCAAAAAGAATATGGACCAGCTTTCCAGGATAGAATGAAAGTAGGTAACGGCGTTCTTCAGCAGTTTGGTAATGTTGAGATTGCAGATATTGAATTAGCTGATGGGCGGCGTTTAGGCGATCATCCAGACGTTATTAGGATGATTGTGAATGTTGGTGAGTTTATTACCAAAAAAGTCGGTGAGGATAGCTTAGAGGGCGTTAAAACAAGCAATGCTCTTGGACCTCAAGAAATAAATAATAAAATTGTAGAAATGACTGCTGAAGATACCCCTTATTGGGATGCAAAGCATCCTCAGCATAGTTTCTATGTAGATGAAGTTATGAAGTATAGGGAGATGTTAAGTGCCTAATAGAGAGTTTAGATTAGAAGTTTTAAGAATGGTGCTGGAAACTGGATCAGGAAGAATCATTGATGATCCAATGGAAAGAGCTAATAAGTATTTACAATGGTGCGAAGCTGGAGATAAACCTGATGGTCCTCCAAAAGAAAAACCAAGTAAAGTAGTCGAGATAAGCAAAGGCCCTCGCAAAACCAAATAACTTACGTCTGGTTTCTCCAGGTAGCGTTTAAATTTTAATTTTAACTAAACGGAGTGTGAAATGAGTTCACAAATCACTACCGCTTTCGTTAATCAGTTTAGTTCTAACGTACAGTTATTATCGCAGCAAAGAGGATCTTTGCTTCGTGGTTCTGTATCTGAGGAATCTGTAACTGGTGAGAAAGCCTTTTTTGACCAGGTAGGTGCAACCGCTGCGGTCAAAAGAACTTCAAGACATCAAGATACACAAATTCTTGATACACCACATTCAAGACGAATGGTAACTATGGATTCTTATGAGTGGGCCGATCTTATAGATGATGCCGACAAAATAAGAATGTTAATTGATCCTACATCAACTTATGCTCAAGCAGCTGCTTCAGCAATAGGTAGATCAATGGATGATGCAATTATTACTGCTGCAACTGGTACGGCAAAAACTGGATCCAGTGGAAGCACTGATACCTCAATGCTTGCTGGTAATATTATTGCTCATGGATCAGCTGATTTAACAATAGCCAAGCTCATAAGTGCAAAAAAGATTTTGGATGAGGGATCAGTAGATCCATCAATCCCAAGATATATTGCCGTAGCTCCAGCTCAAGTAGAAGCTTTACTTGGTACTACACAAATCACATCAAGTGATTTTAATACTGTAAAAGCTCTTGTCGCTGGTGAAGTGGACACTTTTATGGGTTTTAAATTCATTATGTCAACCAGATTAAGTGTGGCATCCAGTATCAGAACTTGCTTTGCTTGGGCTGAAGATGGAATCAAACTTGCTGTTGGGAAAGACGTAATGGCGAAAATTGATGAACGTGCTGATAAGAGTTACAGTACTCAAGTCTTTTATTGTGCAACCTTTGGTGCAACACGAATGGAAGAAGCAAAAGTAGTTTCTATCCTTTGTGATGAATCAGCTTAATTGGGAGATAGAACATGACTACAAAAAATTCTGATCTCGTAGCCAATTTTGAAGCTACATATACAATGAGTGATGCTGGTTTGTTAACTGGAACAACCAGGATTGCTCAAGGAACTGTTGAACTAGCAGCTGGAGATAGCACAGATAACGATATTGTTATGTTAGCTCCAATACCAACAAACGCTAGAATAAGCTCATTAAAGATAGGCACTGACACTTTTGGTGGCAGCTGCACATTTAATGTTGGTTTATACACTAGCGATGGCGTGGTCAAAGATGAAGATTGCTTTGCAAGCTCCGTTGCTGATGCAGCTGCAATGACAGATGTAAGATTTGAAGCCGCAGATATAAGCACTGCTGGTCAAGAAGTTTACACTATCGCTGGTGATTCTACAGATCCAGGCGGACACTACTATGTTGCAGCAACATTTAATGCAACTGGCGGTACTGCTGGTACAATGTCATTCATTATTGAATACGTTATAAACTAAAACTTTAGCAGCGCAGCAATGCGCTGCTTTTTTTATAGGAATTATTATGGCTTCAGTAGTAGATATTTGTAACTCAGCTTTGAATCAAATTGGTGCATCTAATATTATTTCTCTTACAGAAGATAGTAAAGCTGCCAGGATATGCAATCAAAGATATGAGTTTGTAAGGGATGCAACATTTAGATCTCATCCCTGGAATAGTTTGATTACCAGGCAGACACTAGCACCTGATGCTGATGCGCCTAGTTTTACTTTTGCAAAACAATTTACGCTGCCTACTGATCCATTTTGTTTGAGAGTGTTAAAACTTTCAGATCCAGAAATAAAGTTTGAGCTTGAGGGTAGAAAAATTTTATCTGATGAAAGCACAATCAACCTGGTGTTTGTAGGTAAAATAACTGATCCAAACTTATACGACACTCTTTTGTTAGAAACTATTGTAGCTGCACTAGCAGCTGATATAGCTTATCCTTTATCTGGTAGTATTAGCCTGGCATCGCAGCTTGCAACTTTGTATAGAGATAAATTAAAAGAAGCGAGGTTTGTTGATGCAACTGAGGGTAATACAACTAATACTTCTAGCATCCAGGATAGCGAGGTATTAGCTGCAAACACATTTATTAATGCGAGGTTGTAAATGGCTAAGGCTTCACCTCCATTTAATAATTTTACTGCCGGTGAATTATCGCCCAGGTTAGAGGGCCGCACTGATGTAAATAAATATTTCAATGGCTGCAAAAAGTTACAAAACTTTTTAATACATCCTCATGGCGGTGCAAGTCGTAGACCTGGTACGAAGTATGTTAATACTGTTAAAACAAGCGCAAACTTTACCAGGTTAATACCTTTTGAATTTAATGTTGAGCAAGCTTATATATTAGAATTTGGTGAAAACTATTTTAGAATACATAAAGATGGCGGCACTGTAGTTTCTGGTGGCAATCCAGTGGAAGTAGCAACTGTTTACACAAGCGCTCAGGTATCTGAAATAAAGTTTACACAAAGCGCTGATGTTATGTACCTGGTGCATCCATCGCATCCAGTGCAAAAGATAACCAGGACAAGTCATACTTCTTGGACAATAACAGAAGTAAATTTTCTCCGTGGTCCTATGCAAGATCCTAACACTACAACTACAACATTAACTGCAAATGGCCGCACTGGTAGTGTTACTATAACTGCAAGCTCAAGCACTTTTGTTTCAACTGATGTAGGAAGATTAATTAAGCTGCATGATGGTTTTGCCAAAATAACAAACTTTTCAAGTGCAACCTCTGTTACTGCAACTGTCCAGGAAAATGCCGAGGGTAGAACTGAGCTGATGCCTGGTTACACTGCAACAACTATTGCATTTTTTGAGGGTGATCCAAGCTCAACTGGTTTAGAACACAATGATAGAATTACAGACACTGCTGGTAATTTTGTTACTGAGGGTTTTAAGGTAGGTCAAAAGGTAACTATATCTGGTGCATCAAATGGTGGTAATAATAAATCCACTGCCGTTTTATTAGTCCAGGTAACTGCTGATACAATATTATTTTCTCCAAGCGTGGATCTAGTAGACGAAGCGGCTGGACAATCAATAACAATAAATGGCGAACTTGAAGCTGATAACAATTTTAGCCTGGGTGCATTTAGTGCAACAACTGGCCATCCAGCAGCAGTAACATTTTTTGAGCAGCGCCTTGTTTTTGCAAATACAACGGCACAACCACAAACTTTGTTTTTTTCAGTAGGTGGCAGCTTTGAAGATTTTGCAGATGGCATAGATGCTGATGATGCTTTGACATATACTATTGGATCTAACCAGGTAAATGTAATTAGGTATCTGACCTCAAGTAGAGTTTTGATTGTCGGCACTAGCGGTGGTGAATTTGCAGTTAGTGCAAGTGGTGCAGCTGAACCTTTATCACCTACAAATGCACAAATAAAACGCCAGGCAAACTATGGATCTGCAAATATCCAGCCTATCCAGGTTGGTAACGTAACTATGTTTGTTCAAAGAGCATCAAGAAAAGTAAGAGAGCTGGTATATAATTTTGATTCAGATAGTTACCAGGCTCCAGATCTAACTGTCTTAGCAGAGCATATTACTGATAGCGGCATAACTGAAATGGCTTATCAGCAAGAGCCAGATAATATTGTATGGTGTGTTTTAACTGATGGTCGTTTTGTTGGCATGACATATAGACGAGAAGAAAATGTTGTTGGCTGGCATGAACATATACTTGGTGGATCTTTTGGCTCTGGTAATTCTGTTGTTGAAAGTGTTGCGGTTATACCTGGTGATTTGGATGAAGATAATGTTTACCTGGTTGTAAAAAGAACAATCAATGGCGCAACTGCAAGATACATAGAAACATTTTCAAATTTTGATTTTGGCACTGATGTTGAAGATGCTTTTTTTGTTGATAGCGGATTAACTTATAGCGGATCCGCAGCAACAACAATATCTGGTCTAAATCATTTAGAGGGCCAAAGTGTATCAATCCTGGCTAATGGTGCAACTCATCCTAACAAAACTGTTTCCTCTGGATCAATTACTTTGGATAGATCAGTTACAAAAGCGCATATTGGATTAGGTTTTGATTCAACCTTACAAACAATGCGAGTAGATGCTGGCGGCACTGAGGGTACGGCCCAGGGCAAAATAAAAAGAATACATGATATTACATTGAGATTATTTAGAACTGTTGGAATCCAGGTAGGTAGCAGTGAAAGTGAAATAGATAGAATACCATTTAGAAGCTCAGCTGATGATATGGACACTGCTCTTTCGATGTTTACTGGTGATAAAGAATTAGAATTTAGAGGTGGTTTTGATAATGATGGATTTATTGTAGTCAAGCAAAATCAGCCATTACCAACAACAGTATTAGCAATTTTTCCAAGGCTGCAAACTTTCGATCAATGATAGTAGCAGATTACAAGCCAGAGCATGGCCAGGAA